CACCACCACCACCGCCGCTACCCCCGTCGCCGGCAGTCGTGCGGTACTGTGCCGTTATGATCCGCACGAGCCGGCTCTCGCCGTCTGCGCGACCCTCGACGCTCACGCACGGGATCGGGTTTGCGGTCGAGTAGACATCGCCGATGTTGACGCCGATGGCGGCGAACACGTCCAGGGCTTCGTTCGGCGAGTTCAGGATGACCTTGAACACGCGAGTCGCGGAGTCGGCTAGGCTCCCGCCGTCAGCGGACCTGGAGAATGAGTTTCCTTGAGCGAGTTCTGTGACGAGTTGGGGCATTACAGCGCGACTCCGACTTGACGGCCGATCTCGGCGAGCTTCTGGTTGACGTTCTGGAGTTCCTGGGATTGCTTCTGGAGTTCAAGGAGGTTCTGGTCGCGGGCCGAGTCTTCGCCGCGAAGTAGCCGGTTAAGCTCGCGAGCGCCTTCCTGTGTGGAGATGTCGGAGACGTTCATGGCGGCCCGACTCGGCCCCTGAAGCACGGCGTTCGCGACGGAGTCGGCGAGGTTGAAGATGGCAGGGGCGGCAGCACGCTGCTGGTCGGCGGCAAAACGGCGGATCGCGTCGTCTCTCTGGCTTCTCAGGTCTTCTGCCTGCGCCTCGGTCGCCGCCCCCGGCATCCCGTTTGTGCTGTCGAGTATGCCGCGAAGCTGCTCGTCGAAGGCCGCGTTGATGTCTGCAAAACCCTGCGCAATATCACGAGCCGCACGCTGTGCCGGAGTTTCCATTAGGTCGAGGCCGCGAGTGGCGTCACCTTCTGGCGACTGCCTCCTGCGAACCTCGGCGTCGAACTCTCGCTCGCGGTCAAGTTGCTCGATCAGCCGCCGCCTGGCGTCTATCTCGTAGGCGATGGCGTCCTGCTGCTGCCTCTCGGCCTCCGTGAGCGAATAGAGGGCACGCTCCCGCTCGGCGTACAATTCGGCTTCGCGGTTCCGAAGCCTCTCCATCTCCCGAGGGTCGGCTTCTGTGCCGTTTATCCTGGCTTCCTCGGCCAGCCGCTCTCGCTCCTGCCTGACGGCCTCTAGCTCTTCGTTGACGGCCCTCACGCCTGGGCTGTTCGCAAGCAACTCATCGCGGCGCCTGTCCATGGCGTTGTTCGCCTTAGCCAGTCGCTCTCGGTCGTTTATCAACTGCTCCTCTGCGGCATCTCTGTCTCGACGATTTGCCGCCGTCGGGCTCTGCGTTAGCCTCCGCTGGGCGTCGTTGGCAATATTCTCTGATGCGGAAAGCGCGTCGGCTCCGATTTTGCGGATGCGCTCGACGGCCTTCTCCATCGCCAGGGCGGCCTCGGCGGTTGCTGCGACCAAGTCGCTCGCGGCCTGCGCCTCCTCCAGTCTCTGGCGCGCGGCAGCCTGGTCTTGCTCTGTCCCGCTTGCAATTGCCTGCTCAAGCTCTCGGCGAGCGGCGACTTCGGCGTCCACGGCCGAAGTGAGCCTTGCCGTCAATCCGGCGTACTGGTTCGCAAAACGCTCGCTGCCTTGGAGGGCAGACAGGGCCGACGTGCTCCTCTCGCCGCCAAATGTGCGGCCGAGCCGTACCTCTCTCGCGGCTTCATTGATTGCGTCTTGCCGATTTCGGATGTCGCGAATCTCAGACTCTGCCCGTCGGACCTCTGTCTCGCGCCTCGCGGGGTCGTCTTTGATCTCTTGCGCTGCCTTGAGTCGCTGTTCTGCGGCTTCAAGCTGTTTTGCTGTGTTATCAAGGCCAGCCTGGAAGTCCGCGGCCCCTTTGACGCCGCGGCGTATGGCGTCTGCAACATCTCCTTGCGCATCCTCAATGGCGATCGACACGCCTATTGAGGATTCGATGATTTTGTTTGACAGTTCATCGAGAGCTTTTTGGAGCGGGAGCTCTAGCGACGCCAGAGTCCTTTCGAGATTCGCAACATCCCCCCTGGCGCGTACAATCTCAGGGTTTTCCTCAAACGCCATGACGGACAATGGCCTGGCTGCCATGTCTCGACGCTCGGCCAGTCTTTCCCGCAAGAGTCGGCCCTGCTCAAGGACCGAATCTGCACCGGCAAAGTCAGCTTCTGCCCTGGCCCTTCTTTCTGAGGCCCTTCTCTCGCTCTCCGATGTCAGCCGCCCGCCAACCAGGAACTCGTTTGCCCGTATCGTTCCGAGAACAGTGCGTAGCACGTCGTCCCGGCCTGGGGGCGTAGCCTGCGACAGTTCAGAAACCCGATCTCGCTCCCTCCTCTGTGACTCGCGAATCTGACCAGCCAGAGCAACTCGCCTTCCCGCGTTCGTTTCGCCCTCAAGTTCCCTTGACAGTCTGTTCTGCTCGCCGCGTTCGCGCTGCACGGTTTCGTCAAGATCGGCGACTCGCGACTCGCGCAGCTCTCGCTGCTTCTTGGCGATGTCATCTAGTTCTTTACGAAACGCCCTCGCCTGCTCCGCTGGCTCTGAGAACGCGCGCCTCGCAATAGAGTCCCCCAGAGACTCAAAAGCCTGCGCCAGTTCCTCGACGAGTGACTTCTGCCTCGCCAGCGCGTCGTTCAGAGCCTTCGTCTGATCTTGGGCCGTGCGGCCGTTGTTGATCCACTTGATCAAGCCGACGACCGCCTGTGTGGCGATGGCGACCCCAAGGCCGATGAACAAGCCTCGCGTGCCGCCGATGATGAACGCCAACTGCGTGACATTGTTCTGGACGGCACGAATCTTCTGCGTGAAGTCACCAGTCGAACTGAAGAAGTCGTCGATGGCGACCGCCGCCTGCTGGGCGGCGAGCGACAAGTTGCCAAAGCCCCCGCGTGCGATGTCCCCTCCGCGGCGAATCTCCCGCAAGGCTGCGCCGAATGAAATTCTCCCAGTTGCCGCTGCGGCCTGTGCCGCCTCGGCAATCAGGTTCTCAAGCTCTTCGGCAAAGGCTCGCGATCCAAGAGTCCCTGCCGCCGCCGCACGCTGGATCGCAGCACGCATTGCGTCGAACTGCCTGGCGGCATCGCCTCCGGCCTGGGCGCCGACGCGAGCAAGGATTTGCTGGTACGCCTGGAGGCTGCCTATGGCACCGCGGAGCGCCGTGTCGTCAAGAGCCTGTGCGAACGTCGGCAGGGCTGATGCCTGTGAGACACGGCGAAGTGTCTGCCCAAGTCGATCAGCCTCATTGGCGGCATTCTCTATCTCTTCTGCCGTGGCCGCAGGACCCAGCGCAGCCAGCCGAATAAAGCTCGCCTCGGCCTGCTGAATCGCCGGTATGAACTGCGCGCGGATTCCGGCAGGCAGCGTGTCAAGCTGCCCCTTCAAGCCAGTGATGGAGCCCTTGAGGACTTCCAGTTGACGCTGCGGGTCGGTGAGGTCGCGGCCGAGGTCGGCGAATCTGGAGTCTTGCTGCCTGCCTGCAATCTGGTCAACGCTTTCCTGGAGCCGAAGAAGCCTCTCAAACTGCGCAATTAGCGGATCGCCGGCTGCGACGCTGTTTCTGAAATCGGCGATGAGGCCGTCCAGACTAAGTCGGTCATCGAGGCTGAAGTTGCCGATCCGCGAAAGCAACCCTTGAAACTCTCTGTCGATCTGATCAGCAGTTTGCGGGATTTGCCGAATCGCCAAGTCCCACGCCTCGTTGATGGCGCGGATGCGATCAAAACCTGGCGGCACCGTTGGGCCGTATTCGGTCGAGGCGAGCTTTGCACGCTCCTCAAGCCTGTCAAGGACGGCGTTCAACTGCTCTGCGCTTGATTTCCCTGTCTGCACATTGTCGGCCAGCCTCGCCGCAATCGAAGCAAGGCCCGATAGCCCCACTTTTGCGGAGTCAGGAAGTGCGGCGTACACCTGTGAAAGTTGTCTCGCGCGGTCGATGGCCTGCTCTTCTTGCGTCCCAGCTTGACGCCCAAAAAGCCCTAACCCTCTTTGCTGGACAGGCTGTGGCACAACCGTCAGCGATCTTGAGCCAGGAGGAGAAGCCACCTGCTCGGTGAGGTCGATAACCTCGCGCAGACGACGGCTGAGAAGCTCAAGGGCTCGCTGCGAGATAGTCGTATCGAGCCCCTGAGAACTCAGCCGCTCGATCCTCGCGCTGACACGGTCGAACTGCTCGCTCAACACCTGCCCGTCGCGAAGCAGTTCTCTCGCGATCGGCGATGACCGCGTTGCAGAAGAGGACGCTGCTAGTTTTTGCTGCGCTGTAGCGAGTTGCCGGAATTGATCGACAACCTCCGGCCGCGCGAACGTCAACTCTTCGCCTGTGAACAAGCCTGAAGAAAGCGATGCCTGCTCACGTAGCCTGCCGATGGCTGCCGTAACGACGCGAACGTCATCAGCAAGTCCGCTGAACTCACGCTGGCCGACTGCGCCGTTCTCCTCAATTCTGCGGCGCACACCGACGAGTGCGTCCTGCACTCCGACCAGCGCTGGCGTAAATTGCCTCTGAACGCCGTCGGAAAGCGCGCCCAACTGTTTTGCTGAGTCAGCGAGCGGCTTTGCGATCTGCCTGGCGGAAAGAACAAGCTGCTCGATCTGCCTCGCTGCTTGAGCGTCCTTGATGGCGAGTGGTTGGCTGACCGCGTTTCTAAGAGAAGCCTGAAGCCTTTGCAGTGGCGTGAAGATGCCGTCAAAGCTCGCCTTCGCCGACTTTTCAAACGACGACAGCGTGCCCTGCGTGCGGCGAGCCCACGAGTTGATAGAGTTTCCGGCACTGTTCAGCGTCGGCGCAACGCTAGAGGCGTTGATTGAGACGACCGCCGATATTTTGCCGAGATACCCGCGTGCGGCCATTGCCTCATCCTTGTGGCTGCTGCAACTTCATCAACTCTGCAAACATCGCCTCTTGCGACTGCCTTGGCTTCTTCGACGACGGTATGAAGACTTCCTCTTCAGGTACCCGCTTGTAGTTCCCGCTGGCTGCCATCACGATCCGGCAGATTCGCGCCGTCTGCTGCCAGTGATCCGGCAGCGGCCACAGCGCGTCATATGCCGCCCACTCCGACAACTCCTTGCTATCGACCTCCTCAAGCAAGCGCCGCACGCTCATGCCGAGGCAGAGCGCTAGTTTGAAGTAGAACCGGCGTTCGGGGCGGGCGACGAACCTTCCCCCAAGGCATCAACTGCCTCCTGGGTGAAGGCGTTGTGCTGCCACGCCTCGTCGAAGAGCCGATTGATGACCACGCTCGACTTCTTGCCGAGGTCTTCGATGTCCTTGTCCTCGAAGAGTCGCTCGCCGGCCTCGTCGGCCAGCGTCAGCACCAGGAACCGCACCCGAAACGCCTTCATCTTCTGCTCGGCGTAGGAGTCCTCGAACTGGTCGCGCTCGGCGCCGCTGATGGTGCGGAAGAAAACGTCGCCGCCCCACTCCGGTACGGGCAGCGGCCCCTTCAGTTTCGTGTCCTTCGCCGCGAGGATCGCCTTCTTACTCAGTGCCATCGAAAATCAACTCCCGTAGTAATCCGTCATCCGGAATCGCAAAGTCCCTCGCACGATGTCGCCGGTCCTGGCTTCTGTCGTTGCTGATTCGAGAATTGCGTTTCGCAGCACCGAGTAGTTCGGCGATACGAATCGCAGCGACCCGCGGCTGCGGACCAGAGACTGCGGGTCGGCCTGGAGCGGCCCCGCATGGATGTAGTCCACCGAGATTGAGCCGCCCGACCAGTCGCCTGTCGGCGCAACGCTGATGGTGCCGAGCGGGTCCGTCGCGGAGGTCATATCTGTGACCTCCGCGACGGGCGTCTCGACCGAGATTCCGGTGACGATGGCACCGAAACCGTTAAACGTGAACGCAGCCCCTTGGGCAGAGACGCCTGCCATGTCGCCTTACGCGACGCGGAAGGTCGCGCTCCCGCTGATGAGGGCACCGACGGAGCCGCCGATCGACGCCGAAGCGCAGGTCGCGTTTCCGCTGAACGAGATCGGGCCGCTGATCGACAGCGCGCCGGACGTGCCGGCGGCGAGGATCGTTGCGGAGATGTAGTCCACTGTGACCTCGCGGTCGGTCGCGAACCCGCCGACGTACTCGCGGCGGCCGTTTGGGGCGATCCCGAGGTGGCTGCCGTCGATGAGGTCTTGCGTGTCATTGACCTGAACGCTCGTGACCGTGAGCGCCGAACCGCCGAAGGTGAAGGTGAGCCCCTGTGCAGCAACGCCAGCCATTTGTTTGCGCCTCCTTGCGCCGTTGTCTTGTCCCGCCGACTATTCGGTCGCCTCGTGCCACCGAATCTGCCAAAGTTGTCTGACCTCATAGGCCGGCGGTAGTTGGGCGCCGACGGCCGTGGGGTCGAGGAAGTCGTCCGTTTCGGACACCAACCTCATATCTTCTATCGTAACACCCGCGAGGGTGCCGGTGGCTCCATCAAGAGCGAGCCGCACCTCGTCGGCGAGTTCCCTCGCGCCGTCGTAGTTCGTCGCCCACGACGCGATCTGGAGGTTCACCAGCGGCATGAACATCGGCCCCGACAGATGCGACTCCCTTGTGATGTTCTGCCGCTTATAGATGCAAAACGGGAGGACGGCGTTCTTCGGCACCGCGATCGGGTACACCTGGAAGCCGACGAGCCGCGCGACCCGCGGGGCGGTCGCCAGCTTGAGGTAAACGTGCTTTTCTGGGGCGATGAGCATGGTGGCTAGACTGTCCCCCCTGCCATGAGCGTGTCCATGTAGCCGCTCATCGTGTTAATCAGCCGGCTCATCACCTCGCCGCTCGTTTCGGCGATCGTCCGCTCCATCGTGTGCTGGGCGGGCATCGGTGCGATTGTCTCCCCCGGCTGGAGCGTGATCGGGTGCATCTCGCCTGGTGCGTCGGAGCCAAAGTCGTGCGGGTAGCCGCTCCCCATCTTGGCCTGCCGCGTCCGCTCGTTCTTTGAGCCCATGAGGAAGTAGTGGCCCTTCGACATCCGAGCGAATTGCTCGTTGTTGAATGGCTTGCTGGTGCCATTGATGGGGCGCATCCTGTTGTTGATCATTTGATGTACATTGATGTAGGTGCGTCTTCCCTGCGTGCCTGGGCGGCGGGCTCCAGAGCCAAACTCGACGAGCCAGGCGTGGTTGCCGCTGCCAGTTTCTTGGTTGGCACCGACTGGGCCAGTCACCTGCGGCCCTGTGATTGCCACGCCGACACCGCGGTACTTCGACATCTGCTTCGGCGGCTTGGTCGCCACCGACTTGAAGAGGTTGTCCGTGACCTTGTTGATCTTCTTCTTGTAGCCCTCGCGGATCGGACGCGACGCTTCGGCGGCCGCTTTCATTAGGATGCGGTCGGAGTTCTGGTTCGCGCGGATCGCCATCAACTCCAGCCTGGCGGCAATCTCTGCGGCGCCCTGAAGACGAACGCTGACGAAAGCCTCGGCAGACTGTTTTCCAGTCCTGCCGCTTTCCAGCATCCGCGGCATCGTGGCGTCGATCTGTACGGCCATCACGCCACCTCGCGGGCAAGGAGTTCGAGCATCGTCCTGTTGTCACGGTCTGTCACACTAGCGATTTCCATCGTTTTTCCGCGGTACTCAACTCGCTGAAGGTGTGTCACGCCGTCCAGGTGCCGAATGCGGATGCGGTGCGTCGCGATCACGTTCGCCTGCTGGGCCTGCAACAGGTCGCGGCTGGAAAGCCCCTCGACGCTCGCCCACACCTCCGCAAACGTCTCCCACGACAGCGTCGTCTCGCCGGAGGGGCTATACGCCTCGGTCGGAGACTTGATGACGATGCGGTCGTGCATCCGGCCGATGATCATTAGCCCACCCAGATGGCCGTATACGCCCCGCTGCCGCTCGGCGCCGCCACCGTCACGGTGGCCGTGACCGGGAGGACCGCGAGCCTACCGGCCGCCACGTCGATGGCACCCGCCACACGCAGGACCGACGTGCCGGTGTTCTTGATCGCCAGCGTCGAGAGCGATCCGCTGCCGACGATCGACACGGCCGACGTGCCGACGGTGCCGCCAATCGTCGCAGCCGAGGCTGGCTCAGTCATGCGGTTGTCGGTCAGGGTGCCCACAGAGAATGTCAAGCCGTCGGTATCGTGATAGATGACGCTGACATCGACTCGTGCCTTCACGCTCATCGGTACGCTCCCCAGTCAGTTGCCGCCACCAGCGTCTCCACAGTCTTTGGCACAGGCAGCACCTGCGAGTACCCGGTGACGACGGGCTGCCGCATCTCGAACCAGTGGGCCACCAGAAGCATGATCACGCCGCGGGCCGTAGCGGGGCAGTCAAAGCCAGTTGGGCCGTAGCCCGCCGGCCAGCGGACGGTGACGCTGTTCTCGTCGCCGCGAGGCACGGGCCAGTTCCCGCTGTAGTTCGGATACACGCGGCCCGGCGTCGTGCGATGATCTGTCTGGAAGTGGCCGCTCGCGCTCGACAGCGTCTGCGTGGCGCCGTTTCCGTCTCGGTAAGTGATCGTCACCGTGCCGGCGGCCATCGGCGGCTTCGGCAGGACGATCTCCCACACCGGGAACAGATCGTAGCGGGCCTCAAGCGTCTGCGAGATCAGCGAGATGTCGAGCGTGCCCTCAAGCCACTCGCGGGCCATTGTGATGTACGAGGCGACGAGGGCGTCTTCTGCGTCGGCGTCGATCCTGGCCTGTGACTTCGCCTCGGAGACGCTCACCGGCTCGACGACCGGCTTCACGGCGACCGTGAGGCTGCGGTACGGCGTCAGCGTGACCGTCGGCGGAACGGGGGAGCCGAAAATCACGGAGCGCGGCCGGTCAGACGCTGGGCCATATACGATCATTTGCGCCGCTTCCTTGGCTTCCTGTCGATCGCCGCGTGCTCGACCTCTGGCTCGACCGCCGCTGTCTCATCCTCGGACGCAGGCTCGACGAACCCGCGGGCCACGAAAATACGGGCGACGCCGTCGGGCCAGTCGAACTCCTGCCCTCGCTTGTACGCCTGAAACGCTCGAACGACCCGAATCTTCATTTTATCGCCCCCCACGCGCTCTCAGGCGGGATACGCCCGCCGTTCCAGAACTCCGTCGTGTGCTGCTGCACCTTGCCGCCTTCGACGCTGCGAGACGGCCAGGTGATCATCAGTTCGGCGTGGCCGACGCTGATCTGCGTCGCGAGGCCCAGTTTGTTGCCGGCCTTCGCGAACTGCTTCCAGAAGAAGATGTCTTCGTCGGTGTGCCCGCCTGTCCACTCGCCTTGCTCGTTCGCCGACGCCAAGAACCACGGCTTCGGCACCTTCTTGATCGCCTCGGTGCGGATGAACGTCAGCCCGAAGTGTGCCGTCTCGACGGGCTGGACGACCTTCTTGAAGAAGTCGTCCTCGACCGTCGTCTTCTCCTCTGGCTTGACGCCCGGCAGGGCGAACATGACCGCGTTCGCCTCGCGTTTCGTCTGGAGCGGCGCGATCGCGTCGTAGCCGCTGTAGAGCAGGAGCGTCAGGAGCGCCTCGACCGTCTTGCTCGTGAACACCGTGTCGTAGTCGATCGTCAGGATCACGTCGTGCGCGTCGATGACGGTTTCCATGGCCCGCTGGAGGCACTGCCCCCAGAAGGCGCCGGTAACCTTGATGGGCGAGATGCCGTGCGGAGCCAGAGCGCTCGTCACGCAGAAGAAGTTGTCGGTGAAGCCCAGCCGCGGGGTGGACATCACCGCCGCTACCTTGACCTCGGCCTCGCACGATCCGACGCGGACAAGCATGAGAAACGCTCCTTGGATAAAGGAGCGGGCGCGCCTCCTTGCGCCTTTGTGGCCTTCATTGGCCGTCCCGCTATACGGGCGATGCCCGGCGGGGGCATGATTGCTCCCCGCCGGGCACCTTGACTTCACTGACTACGCTCAGGTCGCGGCGGTCTTGAGGGCAATCACCGGGCCGGCTTCGGTGGTCGAGCCGAGAGAGTGGTGATTGATGTCGAACCGCATCGTGCCCTGCATCAGAAGCTGATCCGTGGTCGCGTAGACCTGATCGTACAGCTTCATCGAGAACTCACGCCGAGCGGCGTAGATGCTGGACAACCCGAGGTTGCCGAAGAGCACCTTCACCTCGCTGCCGGCCGCACCGGCGCCCAGCGTGCTGTCCATGACGTGGACGAGACGCACCGGGAAGCCGAGGAACGACTCGCCCGAGGCACCGTTCACGTCGGACACGCTGCCCGACACGGCGTACTTGAGGCGAGCCATGCTCGCCGCGTAGCCGGCCGGAGAGACGTACCAGGCGGCTCCGCTGCGAGCGTAGATCGGCAGCTTGCCGATCACGTTCAGGAAGTCGTCCAGGTCGAGCGTCTCAAACGACACGTTACCGCTGGCAGCCGTCACGACCGAGGCCGTGTAGTTGCCGTCGTCGATCTTCGGCACGACGCCCGTGATTGAGCCGTCGCCGGAGGTGCCAGCACCGTTCCAGCCGACCGTGTCGATCTTCAGGGCCAGGCTGGTGCCGAACTCCTGCGTCACGGCGTCGGCGATGTTCACATAGGACGCCGAGTCCTCAAGCACTTCGCTCGACAGGCGGGTCGCCACGGCGAGCTTCTTCGCGTTGAGGGTGACGGTCGTCCATGCCGGATCGCTCTCGGTGACAGAGCCGCCCTCGGAAACGAAGTAGGCCGTGGTGCCGGTCGTCCGCTTCGGGATGGTCATCACGTCGCGAGCCAGCGTGACCCGCTCGCACGCCCCCGGCATGGTGCCGTAGGTTTCGACGAGGCGGATGACGCGAGCAGCGAACTCCTGCGGCACGAGGTGGCCGCCGGCCGAGTTCGTACCCTCATTCAGGGCACGAGCCTCGACGCCGTGATCCTTGCACCACCGGATGTCGTCGGCGTTCTTGAACACCGTCGCCCGAATCCACCGGCCGACCTTGTAGGCGTCCTCGACGGCCTGCGGACCCTCGTTGAACGCCCGCAGTTCCGTGTGATGC